TGACCCAACGCATCACTGTGGTGCCGGCCGCTGGCCGCGCCGTCCCCGACCCGGAGGCTGGCGATCTGTTGCCGGCGGAAGGCCGGGAAGTTCCCGACAACGCCTGGTGGCGCCGCCGCCTGGCGGATGGCGACGTGACTCACGCGGCGGCCGCCGGAAAAACCACCAAAGCCGCGCGCGCGGCGCAACCTGAGGAGGCGCAATAATGGGCGTGCCATTCAGCAGCATCCCCGCCGATATCCGCGTGCCGCTGTTTTATGCGGAGATGGACAGTTCGGCGGCCAACAGCGCGACCTCGGCCATGCGCCGCTTGATCGTGGCGCAGGTCAACAATGCGGTGGCCAGCGCTGACCTGGGCAAGCTGGTGCTGGTGTCCAGCCTGGCACTGGCCAAGGAAATCGGCGGTCCAGGCTCGATGCTGGCGGCGATGTACGAGGCGTTTCGCAAGGTCGACCCGATTGGCGAAATCTGGTGCCTGCCGCTGGAAAAGGGCGCCGGTGCGGCCGCCACGGCCACCGTCACCCTGACCGGTACCGCGACCGAAGCCGGGCTGCTCAACCTGTACATCGGCGGTGTGCGCGTGCAGTCGACGGTAGTCGCCGCGGCCACCCCGACCGTCGCCGCGGCGGCGCTGGCGGTGAAGATCAATGCCATGCCGGACCTGCCGGTGACGGCGGCGGCGGTGGCCGGGGTGGTGACCCTGACCTGCAAGTGGTCGGGTGACAGCGGCAACGACCTCAGTCTGCAGCTCAATCGCCTGGGCAAGTCCAACGGCGAGCAGACCCCGGCCGGGTTGAATGCGGTCGTCACCGCACTGACTGGTGGCGTCGGCACCCCGGATGCGCTGGACGCGGTGGCCGCGCTCGGTGATGAGCCGTTCGAGTTCATCTGTCAGCCCTGGACCGATACGACTTCGCTCAATGCCTGGCAGGCGGCCATGGATGACAGCGTCGGCCGCTGGAGCTGGGCCAAGCAACTGTTCGGCCACGTCTACAGCGCCAAGCGCGGCACCCTCGGCACCCTGGTGGCGGCCGGGCAGGCGCGCAACGATCAGCACGTGACTATCCAGGCGATGGAGGCGGGTGTGCCGCAGCCGTACTGGGTGCAGGCGGCGAGCCTGACCGCGCGCACCGCGGTGTTCATCTCGGCCGATGCCAGCCGCCCGACGCAAAGCGGCGCGTTGCCGGGGCTGGATCCGGCGCCGGCGAGTGAGCGTTTCACCCTGACCGAACGGCAGTCGCTGCTCAGTTATGGGCTGGCCACGGCCTACTACGAAGGCGGTTATGTGCGCATCCAGCGCTCGATCACCACCTACCAGAAAAACGCCTATGGCCAGGCCGACAACTCGTACCTGGACAGCGAGACCATGCACCAGTCGGCGTACATCATTCGCCGCCTGCAGGGTGTGATCACCAGCAAATACGGCCGGCACAAACTGGCCAACGACGGCACCCGTTTTGGCGCCGGCCAGGCCATCGTCACCCCGAGCACCATCCGCGGGGAACTGATCGCGCAATACGCCAAGCTGGAGCTCGAAGGCCACGTCGAGAACGCCGAACTGTTCGCCGAGCACCTGGTGGTCGAGCGCGACAGCAACGACCCGAGCCGGGTCAACGTGCTGTTCCCGCCGGACTACATCAACGGCCTGCGCATTTTCGCCATGCTCAACCAGTTCCGTCTGCAGTACGACGCCGCGGCGTAACACTCGCCATCACCCTCTAGCCCGCCGCGTGCGGGCTTTTTCATTCTGGAGCAAAGACCATGGGTCAAAGAATTGCCGGCACCGCCTACGTCAAGGTCGACGGGGCGCAGTTGACCATCAGTGGGGGTGCCGAGGCGCCGCTGATGGATAAAAAACGCGAGACGGTCGCGCCGGGCTTTTACAAGGAAGAAGAGCTGGCGCCGTACCTGAAGATGACCGCGTTACACACCCCGGACTTTCCGCTCAAGGCCCTGACGCAGGGCACGGACATGACCATCACCTGCGAGTTCAACAACGGCAAGGTCTACGTGTTGTCCGGTGCGTACCTGGTCGACGAGCCGTCCTCCAAGGGCGATGACGGCACCCTGGAGCTGCAATTCGACGGCGTTAAAGGAGTGTGGCAATGAGTGACGTAATCAAGCTGCAGGTAGCCATTCAGGCCCAGGATGAAACCCTGACCAGCCTGACCCTGCGCCGTCCGACCGTGCAGGAAGTGCGCGCGATCAAGGCGCTGCCGTACAAGATCGACAAAAACGAAGAGGTCAGCCTCGACATGGACGTGGCGGCTAAATACATCGCGGTGTGCGCGGCGATTCCGCCGTCGTCGGTCAACCAACTGGACCTGGCCGACCTCAACACCCTGAGCTGGGCCATTGCCAGTTTTTTCATGACGCCGGGATCGGCGCCGTCGACGACCTAATCACCGTCGCCTATGACCTGGCCTGGTTCTGGAAGGTGGACCCCGACCGGATGCTGGCCAAGCCGATGGACGTGCTGCAGGAATCGCTGCAGCACGCCCAGCGCATCAACAAGATCCAGCAGGGGGAGTGATGGCGGACAAGTTCCAGCTCAAGGCGTTAATCACGGGCGTCGACCGGCTGTCGCCGACGCTCAACGGGATCCGCAAGAACATCTCGGTGTTCAAGAAAAACCTCGACAAGACCGGGCTGGGCAAGATCAGCTTTAGCGATGTGCTGGCCGGGGGCGCCCTGGCCGCGCCGTTTGTGGCGGGGGCGATGGCCGCCATCGACTTCGAGTCGCAGATGGCCGACGTGAAGAAGGTCGTCAACTTCGACAAGCCCGAGCAGTTCAAGCAAATGGGCGACGATATCGGTCGCCTGTCCGAGCGCCTGCCCATGGCCGCTGGCGACATTGCCAAGATCGTTGCCGCCGGCGGGCAGTCCGGGATTGCCCGCGACGAACTGCTGGGCTTCGCCGAGGCCGCGGTGAAGATGGGCATTGCCTTTGACCAGAGCGCCGAGGAAAGCGGCGACATGATGGCCAAGTGGCGGACCTCGTTCAAAATGACCCAGGCCGACGTCGAGGGTCTGGCGGACCGCATCAACTACCTGGGCAACACCGGCCCGGCCAACACCAAGCAGATCTCCGACATCGTCACCCGGATCGGTCCGCTCGGGGCGATTGCCGGCCTGGCGTCGGGACAAATCGCCGCCCTGGGCGCGACCATGGCCGGCGTCGGCATCGAGCAGGACGTGGCCGCCACCGGGATCAAGAACTTCATGCTGGCCCTGACCAAGGGCCGCGCGGCCACCAAGGGCCAGCAGCAGGCCTTCAAGGCGTTGCGCCTGGATTCCAAGGCGGTCGCCTCGGGCATGCAGAAAGATGCTCAGGGCACGCTGCTCGACGTGCTGACGCGGGTCAGCAAGGTCAAGGCCGAGTCGCAGGCGGGGTTGCTGACGACCTTGTTCGGCAGCGAGTCGGTCGGGGCGATTGCGCCATTGCTGACCAACTTGGACCTGCTCAAAAGCAACCTGCAGAAGGTCACCGACGAGAAGGAATACGGCGGCTCCATGGACAAGGAGTATCAGTCCAGGGCCGCGACCACGGCGAACAACCTGCAGCTGCTGCGTAACGCGGCCGCGAGTGTCTCGCGGGCCATCGGTGACGCGATGCTGCCGGCGGTCAATACGGTGGCCTCGGCGCTGCGGCCGATGGCATCGCAGGTGGCGCAAATCATTCAGGCCAATCCGGGCCTGGTCCGCGGCCTGGCGATTGCCGGCGCGGCCTTCACGGCCATTCGCCTGGCGGTGTTCGGCGCGACGGTCGCGGTGCGCCTGCTCGGGGTGGCGTTTGCGGCCACGCCCATCGGCATTGCGGCGGTGGCGATTGCCGCTGCAGCGGGGCTGATTGTGGCCAACTGGTCGACCCTGGCCCCGTACTTCGAGGCCTTGTGGGCGAAAATCAAAGGCCCGGCGATGGTGGTCTGGGGCTGGTTCAAGCAGGCCTTTGCTTTTTCCCCGATTGGCCTGATCGTCGAGAACTGGGGGCCGCTGACCGAGTTGTTCAAGGCCTTATGGGGCGTGCTGGTGGCTGTCTCGACGCCGGTCATGGACTTTCTCGGACGCATGTTCGATTGGTCGCCGCTGGGGATGATCATCAAGAACTGGGAGCCGATCAGCGCCTGGTTTAAAAGCCTGTGGGACAAGCTCAAGCCGATCATCGAGCCGATCATGAAGTACTTCGGCGGTGGCGAGGGCGGTGACGGCATCATTGCGACCGCGACCAACAAGGCTAATGCGTTTGCCGAAGAGCAGCGCGTGCGCAATGCCGGGGTGGGGGGGGGTGACGGCTCGTTGCTGACCGGCAAGTTCAGCGCGCAGGCCGGCTCCGGCGCGCTGCTGGGTAGTACCAGCCTGGCGGCGCAGTCGAGCAATCTGCTGCAGCAGACGGCGGCCAATCAGGCGCAGAAGGTCGATGGCGAGATCAACGTCAATATCAACGGTGCGCCGCCTGGCACCACCGTCGAACAAGCGAAAACCAGCCAGAACGGGCTGAGCATCAAGCCCAGCGTGGGCACCCGAACCCTTGGCGTGATGAGGCCTCAGAATGGATAAGACCTGGCGCGATGCCGTATTGCCGGCGTCGTTTCGTGGGGTCAGCTTCTTGATTCCGCAGACGTCGGTACCGGTGGGCATGAAAGGCCCGCTGCATGAGTTTCCGCAACGCGACACGCCGTTTTTTGAACAGATGGGCAAGCAGGCCCAGGTGCACAAAATGACCGCCTGGGTGGTCGGTGATGACTGTTTCGAGCGCCGCGACAAGCTGATCGAGGCCCTGCAAACCCCTGGCCCCGGCGAGCTGGTGCATCCGTGGCTGGGTCGCCTGCAGGTCAAGGTCGGTGAGTGCGAGATGGGTCATGACCGCACCCAGGGCGGCATGGTCACGTTCGAGCTGACCTTCTATCCCGATCTGCCGCTGCAGTCGCCATCGACCAAGGTCAACACTCAGCAGCAGGTGGTGAAGTCCTCCACCAGCCTGCTGGACTCGTCGTTGGGCCGTTACCAGTCGGCGATGGCCAAGGTCAATACGGCGCGGCTGGGGTTGCTGCAGATGCGCAATAACCTGTCTGGGGTGTATGGGGTGATTCAGCAACAGTTCGCCCCGTTTATGGGCACATTTTCGACTCTGACCGGGTTTGTCCAGTCGTTGATGAATTCCCCCGGTTCGCTGTCGTCGCTGTTCAGCAGCTACTTCAGCACGTTCGCCGGAAGCAACTTTTTCAGCACCAGCGGTTCCGGCCGCGGGTCCGGCGGTGGTTATCGGGCGGCGTTGGCCGAGACGGCGCAGCAAAGCCAGGCGGCCAGCGCGATTGATACGGTCAGTCCGCTGGGCAGCCAGGACACGCAGGTGGCCTCACAAGCGACGGCCAACCTGGTGCAGGACGCCTTGCTGGTGCAGATCGGTTTGATCGTCAGCGACATGCCGGTGGCTCAGCAGCCGGCGGCGCCGAATGCGGTACCGCCGGTCGAGCAGCAGGCCCTACAGCCGCTGGAGCGCCCGGAGGTGCCGGTGGCGGACGATGTCCTGGAACTGCGTGACGAGCTCAACGAAACCATTCACACCGCCGCCCTCAAGGCCGACCCGGCGCATTACCTGGTGCTGAACAACCATCGCCTGGCGTTGGTGCGGCACCTGACCGCCGTGGCGGCCTCCGGGGTGCGTCTGGTTGACGTGACCCCGCCGGAGACGTTGTCGGTGCTGGTGCTGGCGTACCGGCGCTTTGGCGATGCCACTCGCGAGGCCGAGGTGGTCCAGCGTAACCGCATTCGCCATCCCGGGTTTGTCCCCGCCCGGCCGATCAAGATCGCCCAGAGGTAAGCATGACCGACGAACAAAACGCCGTCCGCCTCACGGTCGACGGCCTGGATTACTTCGGCTGGAAATCGGTGGAGATCACCGCCGGCCTCGAGGATCAGGCGCGCTCGTTCAATCTCAGCCTGACCTGGCAGTGGCCGGGGCAACTGGAGCGCCGGCCGGTCAGCGAAGGGTCCAAGTGCCAGGTGTACATCGGCCCGGACCTGGTGCTGACCGGCTGGGCGTTTGCCACGCCGATTGGCTACGACGACAAGCAAATCACCACCTCGATCAGTGGCCGCTCGTTGACCGCGGACCTGGTCGACTGCGCCGCGGTGAACAAGCCAGGGCAGTGGAACAACCAGAGCGTGCTGGCCATCGTCAAGGCGCTGGCGGCGCCCTACAACATCAGCGTCAGCAGTGAAATACCCGAAGGCAGCAAACTCTCCGATCACACCATCGAGCCGGGCGAGACCGTGTTCGCCTCGATTGACCGCCTGCTGACCCTGTTTCGGGTGTTCAGCACCGACGACGTACGCGGCATGGCGGTGCTGGCCAGCCCCGGCAGTGGTGGGCGCTGCTTTGACGCGCTGGAAGTCGGCAAGAACATCAAGTCGGCCGACGCGGCGCTGGACTTTTCCGGGGTGTTTTCCGAGTACCAGGTGCTTGGGCAAAAGAGCGGTACCGATGAGTCGTTCGGCGCCGAAGCCTCGGAGGTCTCGGCGACCCTGAGCGATGACCGGGTCAAGCGCCGGCGCGTGCAGATCATCCAGGAGTCCGGGCAGATGACCAGCGAGCTGGCCCAGGCACGGGCCAACTGGGAGCGCGGCTCGCGCATGGGCAAGGCGCTGGCCACCACTTACACGGTACACGGCTGGCGGCAGTCCAATGGTCAGCTGTGGCGGCACAACACCCTGGTGCGGGTGATCGATCCGATCATTGGTTTTGACCGCGACCTGCTGATCAGCCGCATCACCTATTCACTGAGCGATGCCGGCATGTTGGTCAAGCTGGAAGTGGCGCCGCCGGACAGTTTTGAGCCCGAACCGAAGGATCCACACAAGGCGCGCAAGGCGAAGAAGGGCGGCAAGGCCGACAACTTCGAGTACCTGCTGCCGGCTGAATACGAGAGCAAAAAATGAGCCTGAAAAGCATGCTGGTCCGCGGCACGGTGATCCTGGCCGACGCCGCGCGCAAACTGCAAACCCTGCAGGTGCGCCTCACCGCCGGCGAGATCAAGGACGGCGCCGAGCACTTCGAGGCCTATGGCTTCACCAGCCACCCGCAGGCTGGGGCCGAGGTGCTGACCGCCTTCCTCGGCGGCGACCGCTCGCACGCGGTGGTGCTGGTGGCCTCCGACCGCCGTTACCGGATCAAGGAACTGCAGCCGGGGGAGGTGGCGATCTACACCGACGAAGGCGACCGCATCCATTTCAAGCGCGGGCGGATCATCGACATCGAAACCGAGACCCTCAACATCAAGGCGAGCACCGCCGTGCACTTCGATACGCCGCTGATCAGCCAGACCGGGCGCATCGAGTCCGCCGGCGACCAGGTCGCCGGCGGTATCAGTCAGATCGGCCACGAGCATGCTGACGTGCAGCCTGGCAGTGGCCAAAGCGGACCGCCTGTGGGAGGTGCCGGATGATGACCGCTGACGAGGTGAGCGCCGATCTGACCCGTGCGGTGATTATCAGCCTGTACACCTGGCGCCGCGCGGCCACCGATGACCCGGTCGACGATGACGAGCGTTTCGGCTGGTGGGGTGACAGTTACCCGGTGATCGCCGATGACCGCATCGGCTCACGCTTGTGGCTGCTGCGGCGAGTCAAGTTGACCGCGCAGACCCAGCGCGATGCCGAGTTCTATGCCCGCGAGGCGTTGCAGTGGCTGCTCGACGATGGCCACGTCATTGGCCTTGAGGTCAGCAGTGAACAGGTCGACCTCAACCGCCTGAACCTGCGCGCCGTGCTGACCGTCCCCGGTGGCGAGCGGCTAACGATCAATCCTTCTTCTGCCTGGCAGGTGATTTATGCGGTTTGAAACCCCCACGCTTCCGGTGCTGGTCGGTCGTGCCCAGGCGGATCTCGCCGGCGATGCCTTGCGCCGCTCCGATGCCCAGGTGCTGGCCCGTGCGCACGCCGGGGTGGCCTATGGGCTGTACGGTTATCTGAACTGGATGGCCGACCAGATCCTGCCGGACACGGCCGACGAGGAGACCCTGGAGCGGGTCGCCACCCTACGCCTGGCGCAGCCGCGCAAGGTCGCCCAGCCGGCAGAAGGCTCGGCCAGTTTCATGGCCGCGGCCGGCGCCGTGCTCGATGTCGATACCGTGCTGCAGGCCAGTGACGGGCGCACCTACAAAGTCACCACCGGGGTCACCACGGTGGCCGGGCTCAACAGCACCACGCTGCAGGCGGTGGACGCGGGCATCCTCGGCAATGCCGACGCCGGCCTGCAGTTGACCTTGGTGCAGCCGGTGGCGGGGCTGGCCAGCACCTTCACCGTGGTGGCACCGGGCCTGGCTGGGGGCATTGCCCAGGAGAGTGTCGAGTCGCTGCGCGCGCGGGTGGTCCGTTCCTACCGGGTGATCGCCCAGGGCGGGGCGGCGGATGACTACGAGACCTGGGCGTTGGAAGTGCCGGGCATCACCCGTGCCTGGTGCCGGCGCAACTACCTGGGGCCGGGCACCGTTGGCCTGTTCGTGATGCGCGACGGGGATGTCGAGCCTGTCCCCAATCCCACGCAACTGGCGGAGGTCAAGGCTTACATCGACGCGCCGTACCGGCGGCCGGTGACGGCGGAGCTGTACGTCCTAGCGCCGGTCAAGGTACCGGTGGCGTACAGCATTCATCCGGTGCCGGACACCACGGCGACCCGTGCGGCCATCGAGCTGCAGTTGCGCGATCTGCATCAGCGCGAGGCCTCGCTCGGCGCGACCCTGTTGCGCACGCACATCGCCGAGGCGATCAGCGGCGCTGCCGGGGAAACCGATCACCAACTGGTGGCGCCGCCGGCGGATGTGGTCCCGGCCACCAACGAGCTACTGGCGTTTGGGGGTATCACATGGCTATAGCGCGCACGGCGGAGCAATACCAGCGACAGTTGCGCGGGTTGCTGCCGGCCGGCCCGGCCTGGGATCCCGAGCTGGTCCCGGAGGTTGAGCTGGTGCTGCAGGGCGTGGCCCTGGAGTTCGCCCGCCTCGAAGGCCGCGCGGTCGAACTGCTGAATGAAATGGACCCGTCTGGCGTCAGCGAGCTGGTCCCGGCCTGGGAGGCGGTGATGGGCTTGCCGGATGCCTGCCTCGGGCTGAACCCGGCCTTTGAGGATCGCCGCCTGGCGGTGCGCCGGCGCCTGGTCGAGGTCGGTGGGCAGAGCCCGGCCTACTTCCTGGACATCGCCATCAGCCAGGGTTACCCGAACGCCACCATTACCGAACACCGAGCGCCCCGTATGGGGCGTTCGCGTTTTGGCACGGCGCACTTTGGCACCTGGCACGCGCAGTTCATGTGGACGCTCAACACCGGCGGCCGGCAGAAGCAGGGTCGGCGCTTTGGCGTCAGCTACTGGGGGGAGCGGTTTGGCATGAATCCGGGCGACGCCCTCGAGTGCCTGATCCGCCGGCCGGCCCCTGCTCACACCGTCGTGCACATCAATTATGACTGAGAGGTAAGAACGTGGATTTTCCAAAAAGTGTGCCCAACATCGGTTTGGTGGGCGGGGTATTTGTCGATGAAAACGTGACGAGCGGCACGCCCGGCTCATTGATTCCATCTGCCTGGGGCAACGCCATCACCCAAGAGGTGCTGAATGTCATTACCGCAGCGGGGTTAGTCCCGTCAGAGGCTGATGTAACCCAGTTGCTCAAGGCAATTCGAGCCATCAATCAGGCAGCATCCAATACGTTTGCCACGGCCACAGGCACAGCGAACGCCATCGTGGTCGCCTTTAATCCAGCGGTTACCACTCTGACAGACGGCATGGTCGTTCGTGTGCTGCTGGGCGCCAACAATACCGGCGCCACTACTTTGGATATCGGAACCGGTCCCAAAACCGTCAACGGTCTAGCGGATGCCGGTCTTCAAGGCGGGGAGTTGGTAGCAGCTGGCCGCGCCATTTTCATGTGGGCTGCTGCTCAAAACCGCTGGATTCTTCTGTCTTGCCAAGCGGGCGGTTTTCAGGTCAAGCAGGGCACTGCGTCCAGCCACGCCGTGAACAAATCCCAACTCGGCTGGTTCAGCAACCTGATCGGCGTGGCTGTCTCCACGGCGTTCACTGCTGCGAATTTGGGGCAGTTCATCTTCGTCACTACCGCAGGCACCACGCAAACGCTCCCACCGCTGGCGAGCTGCCCGCAGGGCTCAACGATTACGTTCGTTGCATTCGCCTCCACGACCATCAAGGGCAATGCTTCTGAACTGATCACCAACATCTATAACAACGCCTTCCCCAACAGCATCACCCTGGCTGCGGGGGAGCAAATCACGTTCGCGAGTAACACCACCAACTGGTACATCGCTCCGTATGTGAAAGCCGAGGCAGGCGCGCCAATCGGCACAGCGTCAAACCTGAAAATGGCCGTAACTACAGCCACGGCTATCACATCTGTTACCGCAGACGAAATCGTTGTTGGTACGGCTCTGGGCGGACCTTCATACCGATTGTCGGGGTACAACAAGGCAATTAACCTCGGGATCAACGGCGCAGCTGGTATGGACACCGGCACTGCGCCGGTCAATGGCTGGGTCGCGCTCTACGCGATCTTTAACCCGACCTCTGGCGTCTCCAGCATCCTGGCCGTCAACTCGCCTAACACAGTGATGCCAACGGTCTACGGCGGGGCGAACATGCCGGCAGGCTTCACCGCTTCGGCGTTGCTGACGGTGTTGCCAACCAATGGCAGCGGGCAGTTCAAACCTTGCTGTGTGCGTGGCCGCAAGGTTTTGATTCAGCTTGCCACTGCTTACTCAGGCAACGCGTCAGTCTCGAACAATCCAATTTCTATTGCGCCGATTGTCCCAGCCAATGCTGTCGAAATTACTCAAGGCGAGTTGACGCTTCAGAACTCTGCCCAATCTTCAATGAGTTTAACCGTCGGGGGAGACGCCAATTACCTTGGGCAACAAAACGTGAGTCATCTTGTAAGCGCAGGAGCATCGTTAACAATGAATTACGGAGGAATTCCGATTATCACTCCGCAACAGGTGATGTTTTCCTCTAGCAGTAGTGCAGGTACACCGACTTACTACTTTTACATTAGCGGGTATTCAATATGACTGTGTTTGTTCAGTTCGAGAGCGAGGCGAAGGAAAAGGTTATTGGTGTTTTTTCTTGCGCCCAAGATCCGGAGTTTTGGCCGAACGTTGAAGGCGTCGATGATGATGACGAAAGGTTGCTTACGTTCTTGGACGGGGTAGATGTTAAAGGGACGCTGTAACGCCGATCCTTGAATAGGTAGACCGCTTTTAAGCTAAGCGGTTTTTTCATGCCTGGAGAAAACATGCCAATAACTCAACATCAATTGTTGCAGATACTTCCGAACGCCGGCCCTAAAGCCGGCGTTTTTGTTCCTGTCCTTATCACCGCCATGCAGCGCTATCAGATTGTCGGTAGCAAGCGGATTGCCGCATTCATTGCCCAGATAGGTCATGAGTCTGGCCAGCTGCGGTATGTCCGGGAGATCTGGGGCCCAACCCCGGCTCAGCGCGGCTACGAAGGCCGCAAAGACCTCGGCAACCTCGCGCCGGGCGATGGCTTTAAATACCGCGGCCGTGGCTTGATCCAGATCACCGGCCGTGCCAACTACGCAGCGTGTGGCGAGGCGCTCGGCATTGACCTGGTGAATCAACCGGAGCAGCTCGAGCAACCGCAGTACGCCTGCTTGTCGGCGGCCTGGTATTGGGCGAGCAAGGGCCTGAACAGCCTGGCCGATGGCGCGGACTTCGAGCGGATCACCCAGCGTATCAATGGCGGGCTGAACGGTCAGGCGGATCGCCTGGCGCTCTGGTCGCAGGCGCAGAAGGTGCTGGCGTGATGGCCGGTCCGTGGAAGGTCGCAGCGGCGCTGGCCCTGGTGCTGCTGGGCGCTGCCTGCGCCTGGCAGGTGCAGGCCTGGCGGTATGGCCAGCGCCTGGCCACGCAGGCTGCCGACCATCAGGCCGACCTGACCACCCTGGGCAATGCCGCCGCGGCGCAACTGCGGGCCAACCAGGTGCAGCGCCTGCAACTGGAGCAGCGCCTGGCCACCGACGATAAAACCCACCACAAGGAACTGTCCAATGCACAAAGTCTGCAGGCTCGCCTGCGTGACCGCCTGGCTACTGCTGATCTGCGGCTGTCAGTCCTCCTCGCCCAACCTGCAGGTGCTGGCGACCGGCTGTCAGCCAGCGCCGGTACCGGCGGCGTGGTTTATGGAGGAGCGCGCGGCGAACTTGACCCCGCGGCTGCTCAACGAATTGTCGCCATCGCCGCTGACGGTGACGCCGGACTGATCGCCCTGGCGGCCTGTCAGGCGTATGCCCGCGCGGTCAGCGCAGCGCCCAGCGCCACGGCTTCTGTGGCCCCGGCGGTGGGTGGCGGTTAACAAAACGTTTTGATTGCGCCGGGCTTGGCGACTACTATCGGAGGGGGTCGGGCGGGCGATGGTCGGTTGACTCGACGTGTTGCACGTCGGCCCGGTGAAAATTATTAAACAGTATTGATGTTAAATACACGTCGGCTTTGCTATGCTTTTGCCGTCTGGCACGTTGGCCAGGGAAGAATTAGAACTAAAAACAAGGGCTTAGAAAAAAGAAAACCCCAGGCCGGCAAGCCTAGGGTTTTCGGTGATCGTCCGGATTGAAAACTTCGGAAGACCCTCGACAGGTCGAAGTTTAGTGGACGGTCCCCTTCTGTGCAAGCCCGTTGCTGGGGAGCAACCATGCTGCATTTCGACCGTTTGCCGCGGTATTACCCGCGGTCCGACCGCACCACTCGCGTTAGCGTCGACCTCGTCAGGGGCGTGCTATGACCTTGCGTGTGGTCAAGTCGTTTCTCCCCGCCGGCTCGCCGGCCAGTGCGGTGTATGCCGCGCTCGAGGCGTCCCTCGACGCGCCCGAGACTCCTGCAGCACCTCCCCCCTTCAAGAAAGTCCTGCCCCCGGTGGGCCACCAGTCCAAGCGCCGGCCGCGCAAACTCTCCGAAAAGCAAGCCAAGACCTTTCTCGGTGACGCGGTGAAACGCATCAAGGCCGAGGCCCAGGACCGTACGGGCAAGTACCTGCGCGATCTGGACTGCGTGCACCAGGGCGGCGGGCGCACCCGCGCCGAGCGCTGGCAGGCCCTGGCGGCCATCGCCGAGCCGCTGCTGGCACGGCTGGACATTGCCACCGGGGTTCTGGGTTACCTGGACAACAACGGCCAGTTCCGCCTCAACCGGCAGAACGGCCTGGCCGAGGACGCCGGCATCAGCCCGTCGCGCCTGTGCCGCCTGCTCAAGGCCCTGGAGAAAGCCAAGTATACCCTGCGCAAGATCAAGCGTCTGTACCGCAACGGTAAGCGCTGGGTCTGCCGCATCACCATCTACGTGCGCCCGCGCTTCTTTATCGACCTCGGCCTGGGCTTCCTGCACGCCACCGCGCGCACCGCCAAGGCCAAGGCCTACCTGAAAAAACGCCGCCAGGCGCAGGCCGTGCAGCAGCAGGCGCTGCTCGATGACATGGCTGCCGCGCACGACCGCCGCATGAGCCACCGCAAGGCCGAGGCCGCGCGCGCCGAGACGCGCAAGGGCGCCGAGAACAACGCGCGGATCCAGGCCCTGCAGCACAAGGCCGGCGTGCTCTCGGACCTGGCCAAGGCCCATCCGGACAAAGGCCATGCCGAGTTGCTGACGCTCTACCAGCAGCTCCACCCCGGCGCCTAAGCCCCTTCCTTTCTGCACCGCACCCGGCGGTGCCTTCGCGTGGGCGCTCGCCTGAGAGCGCCGCTCAGCCCCCTTCCTGCCGCCCATTCGGGCCATGTTTGCCCCTCCTTCCACCCCGTTTTTCCCGTGCGCCCGCCGGCGTTCGAGCGCGCGCCCGTCCAGGTGCTTTGGCCTTTGGAATATCTGCAATTTTAGAGTTCGAGTGGTACCACCCAAGGGTTAGAAACAGAGCCTTTAGGTATCGTGGAGTGCTCTAGGTCGGGGCCTGACTGGATGCCATAGAAAGAATGCCTGCCCACTTCGCGCCTGGAGGCGCGGGGCAAGGGCACCGCTCTGCGTCGGTGCCGCCGCCGGCGTGTCAGGGAGGCGCCCTCCAGTTGCTGTGGGCCGGTTCCACGCCGCATCCGACCGCCACACCGTGGCCCGGCCCTTCGCGCCTTCACGCGCCGCCTGCGGCCGGTCAGTCGCGCAAGCGCTCCAGTGGTCAAGGCGAGGGGTGGGCCTGCCTCCGCTTTCCCTCCTGGAGCGCTGCGGTGGCCGTTCAGGCGCACGGGAACCTCACGGGCAGGTGCCGGTCTGACTCGTTCGTGCCGCCGTCCATGCGGGCGCTGGCGGGCTTCTGCGGCGTGCGGGTCGCGGGCGATGGCCTAGCGGGTTGCGCGGCGCAGATGGTCCCCGGCAAAAACCGCTGCAAGCCCCGTCGCATAAGGCTTGCGCCGCTCTCGGCCGCGGCTCTAAGTAATAGGCGAATTAGCTAATTAGCTATTGAGATAAGCCTTTCGCTATGTAAAATTGAACCCATCCATGGCATTCCGCCACGGACCCTGATCGGAGTTGTCCCGTTGAGTCGCCAAGTCTTACACGCCCAAATGAAGGACCATGCCCGGTGTCTATCGCTGCCTCAATTGACCCAGTCGATTCTGAACCTGGGCGCGGGACCGCTGCCGGCGATTGAACAGATCCTGCGCAGCCTGCTGCTGGACATCTACACCGAACGTCGCGGCACCGAAGCGGCCGGGCGCTTGATGAATCAGCTGGGTCTGCCGGTGATCGAGCAGCCGGGCATTCTGTTGGCCTGACCCGGCGTGCCGCGGGCGGCAATGCGCCGCGCCGCGGCGCCTGTACCCCGTTCTCCCCCTCGAGCAGTATCCCCCGCCTTCCAGATCGTCGGTTATGCTTGTTGTGCTAAATAGCGAATTCGCTATTTAGCGCAATGGCTGCTAAGCTCCTGTCACCCCCAAGACCGCGAGGTGTGACATGGCCATCAAGGCACGCAAAGCCAAACCGCTCCCGCCACTGCCCGAAAGCCCCATGCAGTGGACGCGTGCCGATCCGGCCGCCCTGGCCCAGTTCGACCCGTCGACCAAGACCTGCACCATGAATTGCGGCCCGCATGGGCTTGACCCGCGCAGTCGCGAGGAACGATTGTTCCTGTGCGACGACTGTGACTGTCACGAACCGAAAGGAACCCACGCCATGACTGACCACAAACCCCCCCCGCTCACCCTGGAGCTGACCGGTTATCTGGTCGACGCGCTGGCCGACTGGTTGCGCGCCGATGCCAAGGCGATGCACCCGGCCACCCCTGGCACGGACAAACGCCAGGCCCGCGAAGAGCGCGCGCTGCTGGCCGACGCCTTCGTGCGCGGCGCGCTGCACTACCTGCCGGAGGTGGCCGCCGAAGGCGATCTGGCCGCCGCGTTGAATGAGCGCGCCGAAGCCTATGCCGCCTACGACGCCGCGAATCCACGCTAGAAAGGAACCCCCGCCATGCCGATGATCGACAGTGACGACCTCAAGCACGGCCTCTTGCCCGTGCAGCAAGCCGAAACCCGTTATAAGCAGGCCAGCGCTAACCGCCGCGCCGGGAGTGAAGCCGGGGCGGACATGGCCCCGCTGTTCGAAGCCGAGGGCCAGGCGCAGAAGGCCTATCTGGATGCCTGCGTCGTCTTGCACGGCTACGTCCGGGGCGCGGTGAATGTCGCCGAAGGGCGCGCCGCCGCCCAGGACGAGTAAGCCGCGTTACCAATAACGGCGTTTATGTTCAATTGCGTGCTACACAAGGCTGCCATCGGGTGGCCTTTTTTTGTGCCCGCCGTTACCACTTTGCGGTAAAGTGGGCTACCGTTTTTAGGTGTTCTGGTTTTAGAACGTAACCACCCATGCGAAAGGAGAACCACCGTGCCGTGTTACACGCTCTACGACCCAGACCGAAAGCCGACCGGTCATCTCTGCGGTGACCTCGGCGAGCACTGCGGGGAGTGTGGCGACCTCGGCGCGAACCTGTGCGATTACCCGGTGGGCGAGGGCAAGACCTGTGATCGTCTGCTGTGCGATTACCACGCCCAGTTGATCGCGCCGAACCTGCATTACTGCAGCCCGCATGCAGTCGAGTGGCGCGCGTTTCGCGATGCCGGCGGCGTGCGCCAGGAGCTGGAGAACGTGATTGCCTTTAAGGAGGAAAAGAAGAAATGAGCACCACTGTGGATATTGACGCCCAGGTGAGCCTACTGCTCGAGCGCCTGGACAACACCGAGACCGATGCCCAGCTGCTGGCCGGGCTGTGCGCCCAGGCGCCGCTGGTACGGCAGATTGCAACCGCCTGCATACAGACTCCGGCCTATGTCGGATCCGCCGCGCAGGTCGCGGCCTTCCAAGTCGAGCTGGAAGCCGACCACACCGAGGACGAACGCTTGCTGGCGGCCTGGCTGCACTTTCTGGATCGCATCATCAGTGCCCCGACCCGCTTGCACATGATCGGCGCGGTGCGCCTGTGCCTGCCGCTGGTGGCGCAGTACTTGCCGGAGGTGGGCCATGGCGACCATCGCTGAAATCCGCCAGATGCTGGCCCGCGGCGAAACCGTGAGCCTGCAGCAGCGTTACGTCGCGCCGGTGCTCGAGGGACTGGCTGCCAATCCCAAGGGCATCGAGCAGTACCGGGTGACGCCTCGTGCGGGCGGCCTGACCGATATCGTTCTGGAAAGAAAAGGCTAGCGTCTGTCGCGTGCCACAGACGCGGCGGTGGTGTCTCAGGCAGACTCCGCGCGCCCGACGCCTGATGGTGTCGCCGGCGCGGCCCCGATGATCATGCTCTGCAGGAGGAGCGCTAATGCACCGCTATTGGATTCGCTACACCGTGACCGCCGCGCGCCGCAGCAGCGAGCACACCCGCACCCTTGACCTGGAACACCCGCTGGAATACGACAGCGATATCGCCGCGCTGCAGAAGACCCTCGAGGCCGCCCGCGGCCCTGGCAGCACCGTGACCCTGACCACCTGGCGTGAACTCAAGGGCGAGTCGCGTTACGTCGATCCGTGGTCGACCGCGCGCAACCCGCTGGCCGATCCGACGCAGCCGGTGGGCTGGGTGTACACCTTGCACCTGGAGGGCGAGCGCACCGTCAGCCGCTTCAGCTGGACCCCGGACAACCCCTTCGGCGAACTCGCGGCCGGGCGCCCGCTGACCGTGTCCCGCCTGCGCCTGGACCTGGACGAGGCGGTGTCTTGATGCTGGGGGCGAGCGTTACTCTCGGTGGGACAGTTGGCCGCGCCGCGCCGCTGTGGCAAGGTGCGCGCCAGTCTCACGGATTTGACACGAGGGTAGGCATGATCGGGAAGGCCCTGGATGAGGACACGCTGCGCCTGCTGCTGAGCCAGCACGCGGTGCGCGAGTGCAAGGTGGCGCGGCAGAAGCAGGCGCCGCAGCGCTGGACCCTGGAGGTGCGATTGGGTGGCTCGCAGGCGCGCTGGATCCCGGTGCGGTCGCGGCGTGAACCGGTGCGCACCTGGGCCAGCCTCGAGACCCTGAGCCGGTTTGCCGTCGAGGTGGGGTTGCAGGGGTTTATGGTCGAGCTGTGACCGGTCACACGCGGATCAAACGAATAAAAAAAGCCCCGATCAGTCGGGGCTTTTTTGTGGCTGGGGGTTGGGTCTAGCGGTTCCACCGGGCCAGGGCCAAGGCGTGCTTGGTCCGCGGTGAGCAGGTGGCGAGGAAGTAGGCCATCTGCTGCGCCGAAAGACTCAGCAGTTGGTTCAGCGGTTTGGCGCGCAGGGTGGTATATTCGTGCTCTGACATGTCGTTTACCTTTTGCGGGGTTTCGGTGTGTTATGAGCGTCCAGGTCTTCGACCACCTGGACGCTCGCTCCCTTCTTCAGTTGCTGGGTTCCCAGCCTTTCTTTTTCATGTAATCGGCCATCGCTTCTTTCAACGCATCCACCTGCGCCAAGTCGTTGCTCGCGCAAAACGTGCGGAAGTTGCGGCGGAATTCGTGCGCGACCTTGAATCCCAAATCCACCAGCTTGTTATCGGCGGCCACCTTGGTGTTGTTGCCGACGCTGGCCGTGTCCGCGGCGGACTGTGGCGGTTCGCCCAGACTGTTGCGGCGCGGCGGCTTGGCCACTTTGACGGTGGGGGTTTCGGTGGTCTTGGCTTTGGTGGTCTTGGTCGGCATGGTCGTGGTCCTGTGGGGAATGATCGGAGCTTAGCAGTCGTTGCGCTAATTAGCTAATTCGCTAACGAAAAAGTTAAGCCGTGGTCAATCGTTGGAAGTGGTCGATGGCCGACTGGATGACCTCCATGGCTTTCAGACGCGGGCCTTTGTATGGGGTTTCGATGATCGAGCGGCCTTCGTTCATGGCGCTGGCGTAGGCGTCCTGGTGCTGGATCGAACCGTCGAGCACGGCAAAGCGGGTTTTGCCCAGGTACTCGCGGGCGGCATCAATCGGCGCCTGGCGTTTGGTGGCCTTGCACAGGGCGAAAACGATGCGCTCGACCGGGATGCCTTCGTTGTCGACCAGGCTGTTGGCCAGGGCGACCTGTGGCTGCAAATCATCCAGGGTCAGACCGGTGGGCAAAATCAGCAGCTGGCAGGCCTTGGCGATCTTCACCGTTTCTTCGGTGGCGTTGGCCGGGCCGTCAAAGATGAACAGGTCGGCATCGCCGGCGCGGCTCAGGGCGGTGGCGACGTTGCCATACAACTGCACCGGCACGTCGGGACTGATCCCGGCGGCCAGGCGGCGGTGCTGCCAGTTGGTGGCGGTGGCTTGTTTGGTGTCGAGGTCGATGATCTTCATGAGCCAGCCGGCCTGGGTGTAGGCGGTGCCGAGGGCGCGGGCGACGGTGGATTTCCAGGCGCCGCCTTTTTGCGAGATGCAGCCAATAGCGAGAGGGATTTGCATGCGGGGTTTCCTTGTGCGATTTAGCGAATTAGCTAACGTCGAACAAAGTATAGGCGTGGCTGGAAAAGATGCATAGCGAATTTGCGAATTAGCTAATCAGCTAACTCGCAAATTGAGAAGGCCGGGGGTGGCGGCTGGGGGCGGGCGGTTACAGCGAGGAGGCGAAGGGGGTCGTGCTCATGTGTCCGGTGAAGCTGGATAGATCGTCCAGGCCCTCCACCAATTGCGCGGCCAAGGCGGCGATGCGTTCCAGTGCATTCAAATCGCCCTCGCTAATGGCCACCTTGGCCATGGCTTGGATCCCGGCGGCCTGGGCGCTTTTGCGCGTCAGCCGTGTAAACAGGTAGCGTTGCGTGTCTTCAGTGAACAACACCACACCATCAAGCATTCCGTTAGTCATCAGATTACTACCTTGCAAACTGTTAATAACACTTAAGCTGTAAGTGTCGGGCATAAGAACGCCCCGGTCGGGGCATTAGGGATTTAGCGAAGGTGAGCGATCATTCTAACGCGCCCGAGGATGTGCATCTCGTCCATCGTTTGCGCGCTAATTTGTTCGTCGGGGAAGCGCTCGCGATTCTCGGCCTGCAGGCAGTACGAGCCGTCGATATTCTGGCGGATCCACCGCAGCCACAGCCTGCCATTGATGATCAAAGCAAACAGGTCATCTTGCAGCACTTTGGTGTCGGTGAGATCGATCAGCACCCGGTCATCCTTGGTGATGACGCCGCTCATGCTGTCGTCGGGGGCGACCACCAGCAGCAGGCGCTCGCGGTCCATCTTGTTCTGCTTGAGGAAGGTTTTGCGAAAGGCCAAGGCATCATCGCCCAGCTCGAGCAGGCCCTTGTTGGTGGCGATGGGCTCGGCCAGGGGCAAGGTGTAGCAGGCCGATTCCGGCGAGGTGCCGTCGTTGTCGGACAGCGCGGCGAGCCAGGCGGCGGGCTTGCCGTATAACTGACTGAGGGCAATCAACATGTCGTTGGGCGGGATGTTGATCCCCAGTTCCCAGTTGCCGTAGCGCGAGGGGATCACTTTGTTCTGCACGATGGCCGACAGGTTTTGCGCGGTTTCTTGAAAAGTCCAGCCTTTAGCGGCTCGACACGCTTTCAAGCGGGCGGAAATCTTGGGGCGAATATCAAACATGGGGCTCTCGACCTGGTATTTACTCCCTCAAATATACACGCAAACTGTAAAATAACATTCAAGCTGTTGTTTTTTTCTGAGCTGCACTTAGAATAACCAGTAATTCTGTTTAAAACAGGTTGTTCTGTGGAACTCAACGATTGGATCAACAGCTTGGCCCCGGTCGCCGCCTCGAAGGTCGCGGCGGATCTGCTCGGCGAAAAACGCCGCACCGTGGATTCCTGGCGCCGGTTTGAAAACCCGCCGGGGTTTCGCTCGGCGTTGAACATCGTCCGGCGCTCGCATGGGCTGGTCGATTTCAACGGGGTCTACGCGCCGTATGTGCGTGCCCTGGAGACCGCCCATGACCAGTCCTAAGCCGTGGCTGTGCTCGTCGCTGGTGATCAGTAAAAAACTCGAGCAACGCTTTGGCCTGATCGGTATGGCGCGGCTGTTAAAGCTGGTCGAACTGGTCACCGAGCGTCTGCCGGCGGAAGGGCCACCGAGTGTGATCCTGGCCTGGGGCGACTTCCTCACGGAGCTGAGTTGTAACCAGGAGCAGGCCACCGAGTTCCTTGCCTATTGCGACCATGCCCGCGTGTTGGATCAAGCCACCGAAGACGGCCGCCTGCGCCTGACCCTGGTGGGTGAGCTGGCCAGCCGCTTGCGCCCGGCCACCCCGGACCCACTCCCGCAATCCTCCGGCCGCTTGTTGTTTGATACCGATAAGCAGTGGGCCGCCTGGTTTAAAGACGACCTCAACTGTCCGCCGTACCTGGCTAACGATCCGCTGACCCGGCAACTGTTCCGCCGCTGGTGTGCCACCAACGTCACCGTCGATGAGGTCGAGGCCGCCACCGAGCGCGCCCTGGCCGCCGGTGAAGCGCCGCTGCCCGCGGTGCTGCACGACCACCTGAAAGTCATCCGTCAAACCAAAATCGAGCGCGCGCTGGCCTAGGCGCAGCAAGGGGAATTGCTGTGTTGTTGATTGCACTCTCGGGCGGCCTGCCGTCGGAACGTTTGGCCATTGCTGACCACCTGGTGAACTCGGGCAAGGCCCGTCTGGCGGCCTATGCCCAGGCCACGCCACGCGCGGACATGGGCGAGGCGCGGGCGCGCATCCTCGGTGAGGCGCTCAGCGGCCTGGAGGGGCGGCGCACGCTGGCCGGCGGCTTGGTGGTGGTGCATTGCCTGTCGGCCGAAGAGGCGCACCTGGTGCGTGCGCAGGGCGGGGTGCTGTGGCATGTGCATGGCAGCGTGCTGTCGGGCTCGGTGCCGATCCGCCGCGAAGACGTGATGGTCACCGATGGCGAGGCGGGGTATGCCCACGTCCGCGCGCCGCTCGAGGCGCTGTCCGAGCTGCTGCTGGCTCAGGGTTTGGGCAAGCGGGCCACCACCCTTGGCTAGCCGGGCGCTGCCGGGCTACGCCTATGGCGACCCGGCGAAGATCGTCGAAGCCCAGGAGATTCGCGCCAAGGGCTGCAGCGTGTGCGTGCGGGCGGTGTTCATCTTTGGGCTGCCGGTGTGCAGCAACAACTTGAAGTTTCCGGCCTGTCGCCGGGATCGGCGCAACGGCCATCAGCTGACCCCTGAAGCCGGCGGTTAAGGGGCACACATGGCAAGGCGCGTACGCAATGGATTGGACGATGCCCTGGAGCTGTGGGCCCGCTGGTGTTTTGCCGGGGGCGCCCCGGTCAGCAGTGGCCGCTCGATGCTGGCCAAGTTGATCGATAACAAGGGCGAGCTGATGTTTGGCAGTAGCGCCGGTTCCAGCGAACCGGCCGACAGCCTCGAGGGTGCCATTGAGGCGGCGGTACTCAATCTGTTTACCCGTGACCCGTTGTGCGCCGATGTGCTGCGCCTGGAGTATGGCGCCGGCTGGTGGGAAGTCGCGCAACGCCGGCGGATCGGCGGCTATGACCCGCGTGGGATTGGTCAATTTGAACACGCCGCAGCGCTGATGATCAGCCTGCGGACCTATCGCCGGCGGCTGGCCGAAGCCCGCGCCTTTATTCAAGACCAAGTGGGGACCGTATGACCATGCACCCGTTGTTTGCCGGATTTAAAGACGTCAGCCCCTACGCGCTCGGCGCCGCCTTGGGCTTTGCCGTGCATGTGGACTCGGTGCGCGGTCCTTTGCCGGCCGAGCTCCCGCCGGAGCACGCCGAGCGCCTGCAGGCCGGTGGCGAACTGTCGGGCTTCTGCTGGGTCGGTGGCTGGGAGGCGCCAGGGGTTGCGCACTGCCTGATGTTCGTCAAGCCGCTGACCGCCCTGGCGTCGGTGTGCTGGCTGGCCGGCCTGGGTGGCCAGTGGCGTGAACTGCGCCCGAGCTACTTCTACACCGGCGCGCAGGTGCTGGGTGATCTGGAGGCCGCGCTGTATGCGGCCGGCGGTGAATCCACGCTGGGCTGGCCACGGGTGGCGCCGGCGGACACGCAGCTGTTCGCCGAGGCCTTTGCCTTGTTGCTAGACGGCTTCCTGGTGCAGACCGGCAACGATGAGCTGCCCCTGGATTGCCTGGCGGTGTCGGTGTGAGCCGGTTCGTGCTGTGCAACTGCCCCGCCGGTTTCGCGGCCGACCCTGAGCGTCATGCACCGGATTGCCCTGGGCGGTCGGGCGCGGGAAAGCCAAGACTTACCCTGGCGGGCAGCCCCGGTACGCCGGTCACACCGCGCCCAGGCCGGGAGTTTTGGGACCGACTGAACAGCCTGCCGCGCTACATGTTTTTGCTGCGCCCGTCTGGGGCCGGCGTGCAGCGCCTTGAAGACCCCACTGGCAATTGGCTCGACGCGCACGAAGCGCAGAAAGTGGTCGAGGCGGCGCAGGATGAACTCAACGAATGCCGGGCTGAATGGTATTTGGCTCTAGCCCGTGAGGAAGCCCTGACCGTTCGCCTCGAGCAAAAAATCACCGAGATCATTGACGGGACGACCAAGGCGATTGACTCGTATCACAAAGAGGCCGCCCTGCAGGAGCGTCTAAATGTGGTCGATCAGCGCGTGGATGAACTGGAGACCGAGAACGCCGCGCTGCGCAAGGCAGCCAAACACTCGGCCATGCGAATCAAAGAGCTGGACCTGCTGTTTGGTCGCTACCTGCTCGGCATGCGCGCCGCGGTCATCGAGCTGGAGCATGGCCAGGGGGCCGAGGAGGCGATGCGTTGGATCGTCAACGGCCTGGCGGGACCGGGCCAGTTCGCCCCGGACGACGCCACGGATGCCCAGGCCTACTTCGACCGCGAGATCGTGGCCGTCGACGCGGGCATGCAGGAGGTGATGGCCTTCTTTCATCCTGCCCCTCAAGAGGTCGCGCCATGAGTGACGATGCGCTGGCCGCCCTGGTTGTGTGCTACCTGGCTGGTTGCACCATCACCCTGCTGACCACCGACGTGCCGGAGCATGAGCGCTTTTTGTTCCGGCGGGTCGCGGTATGGCCGCTGTTTTGGGCCTATGTGCTCATCAAGATGGGCTTCATGTTGCTGCAGGAATTTCGTCGCTAACTAGCTAATTCGCTAAATCGCTAATCAGGCGCAGCCCGCGTCACGGGTTCGTTTGGCCTGAAGATCGTCCAAGGAGGCTGTTTATGCCGAAAACCCTGCAGGTCGCGCTGTCCGATGCGGCCATTAAAAAGCACGCCGCTGACCTCGAGGTCGGTGAACTCAACGACCCACGGCACCCGCTGCGCTTTCGCTACCGGCTCAAGGATCGCGGCAAGGGCAGTTGGTATGTGGTGCGCCGGGGTAAGTGGAAGAAGGCCGGCAACTGGCCGGAAATCAACGCCCGGACCATGCTCGACAATCTGCCCCTGGTGCTGTCGCGCCTTCAGGTTGATCCGGCGGCGGTGGCCACGGTTGGCGCCTGGAGCACCGTCGGCCAGTTGCTCACCTGGTATGCCGAACGGGTCGAGGTCGGTCGCACCTTGTCTAAGCCCCGGCGCAGCACCGTGCTCTCGGCGATCCGCCGGCAACTGGTACCGCGTCTGGGGGATTTGCCGTTGGCTGACCTCAATAAGACCAGCGTGGACGAGCGTCTGTACCTGCCCTTGCAAGCTGAACGCAGCCTGGCCCATGTCCGTGCCGTGTTTGCCGTACTCAAGTTGGCCTGTCGCCGTGCCGTGGCCCTGGACCGTCTGCCGGACGATCCGCTGGCCGGGATCTCGTTTGGTCAGTTCAATAAAGCCCTGATCAAACCCAAGGGTGCGCGGTTGCGCCATACCGCGACCCCGGCGCTGCTGGCTCACTGGGCCGAGTCCTTGGCCTCGAGGCCGCGTCACGTGACCTTTGCTGTGCTGATGCTGGCCCATGGCACCCGCCTCAATGAAACCCGCCTGGCGCGCTGGCAGGACGTCGACCTGGTCAATGCCGAGTGGTTTATCCCGGCGCGGGTGACTAAGGGTGGCCGCGATCATGTCCTGCCGCTGACCGCTCAGGCCGTCGCCTTCCTCAAGACCCATCAAAAGCGCCAGTTCGTCCGTGAGCGCTACACCGGGGCCTTTCTCTTTCCCTCGACCACTCGACCCGGCCAGCCGATCAGCCGTGCGCAGGCCTTTGAACTGTTCACCTGGTTAGGCCAAGGCGAATGGACCAGTCACGACCTGCGAAAACTCGCCCGGACCACCTGGGCCGAGTTGGGTGTGGATTCGTTGGTCGGTCGGCTGCTGCTCAATCAGACCCTGCCGATCCTCGAAGCCACCTATGTGCAAAGCACCGCCATGGCCCGCAAGCGTGAAGCCCTGGAGCGCTGGCACGCCTGGCTCGATGAGCGCGGGTTTGCCGCCCTGCACCATGCGACCCCGGCAAGATCGGCGGATATCGACACCCCTGTGCAGCCCGCTCCCGCCGTGGCCTGCGCGGCCACTTCGCAACCTAACGTATAAGAGGATCTAAACATGGACAATCTACCGAAAGCGCGCCAAGTCCTGGTGGTCAGTACCGGTCCTTTGGCGGCGTTTAAGTTCGGGTTCTGGAGCCTGCTTGGTGCAGCGACGGCGGGTTATTCGCTGCTGGCCTTGCACCGCTACTTGCGCTTGGGTTGGGGGCTGTTGCGCACCTGGTGGGGGTTGTGAGCATGCGGCCCATGGATGTGTTGAGGATGGAGCGCGAAGCCCAGATCGCTCGCTGGAAGTCCCGGATTAAATCGGTCTGCTTGGTGCTGGGCAGCGTGGCGTTGATCTTGTGGCTGGGGGTCTGAGCATGGGTGACGAAGGCAAAAGCCCCGAGGCGATCCGCAAGGCCGAGCAGCGTGAGCGGGATGCCGCGTCCGGGGTTGAGGTGCTGTCGCTGCGCCTGGGGCCGGTGGAGCTGGCCATGCTGCGTGAAGGTCAGCAGGCCCGCGGTGGTGATGAGCCGTACAGTGCCGTCGAATACCTGGCCACCTTGCTGCGCCGTGACCATGCCTGGCTCCAGCAACAGCAGGGCTTGGTCGCCGGGCGGATCTGCGGGCAATGCCGCAAGCCCCTGCCGCAGGGTTGTGGCCGGGTCTGGATCGGGGAGGTGTCGGTGTGTGAACTGGCGCAGGTTGAGCGTGCGATGCAGTTGTGACAGGTCACACCGGTAAAGATTGACAAAAGAGCGGTTAGACAGATTTACTGTTTTTTTACAGGAATACTGTTTACATCCGTGACAGTTTCCCCTAGCATTTGCTCCATCGTGGTGTTCTTGCGGACGCGGCGACTACCTGTGATGCACCCCTCAACCCCCAGGCCTCCCCAGCCCTGGGGGTTTTTTTATGCCTGCTCCACTGCCTGGAGCCCCTGACGAGCGCCTGACCATGCCGGATAAACCTGACACCTGGGCTTGGCTGCTCGCCGAACTGCGGCAGCACGCGCCGTTGCTCTATGCCGCGCTGCTGTCGTGCTGGATCGCTTTCTTGCGGGTGATGTACAGCGGCGCCGGCTGGCGTGCCGGTGTGCTCGAGGGCTGTCTGTGCGGGGCCATCACGGCCGGGGTGTTCCCGGTGTTGGGCTACTTCAATCTGCCGGCTGAACTGGCCGCGGCCATGGGCGCCGCTATCGGCACCTTGGGCGTGAAGAAGATCACCGCCTTGGCGGATCGTTATGCCAGTTCCAAGGTGCCGCCGAGTGCCGGCGCATGAGCGAGGTCAAGCGGCACCGCCGCCACGACGGCAGCCCACGGATCACTGGCCGGGCTTTGCAGCGGCGCCGCTTGAGTGTCTGGACTAAAGACCCGACCTGCGCTGTGTGTGGTCGGGTCGTGGACTTTCCGTCCGGCTTCGAGCTGGACCACCGCACCCCTTTGTTCAAGGGCGGCGAAGACACCGAGGCCAACTGCCAGGTGCTCTGCAATGGGGTCAATGGTTGCCATGAGAAGAAGACGGCGGCCGACCTCGGCTACCGCCATCGCGAGACCATCGGCCTCGACGGCTACCCCGTCCAGGGCTGACCCAATGGGAGCGGTTCGCATCGCGCGCACCACAGGGGAGGGGGGGGTCAAAAACCTCAGAACCTTGCTCAGCGGAAACCGATCGCTCCCCTCTTTACGCACAACCGCGAAAA